CAATCACCATTTCTTTTCATATCCCATAATACCGCCCCTATTACTACCACAATAAAGGTAATGAAGATAATATCATTATACGTCCACATCTATATTCCTGCCTTTATCTCTATCTAATCTCATGTTTTTTTCGACCCTCTCGGCTATTATTCTTTCTATATTCTTTTTCTCTATTACCTTACGATAATCTTCTTCTATTTTACGTTCATGATTAGTTCTTTCCAATCTTTCTAATTCCGTATTATTTTGGTTAATCCTGTCTATTTTCATAGTCTGTTCCTATACTTAATGAAGTCATTATAACCTTCTTCCGTTCCTATTTCGTATCCCTTATTATCTGTATTTCTATCGATGCCGGCATTAATGTTATTAAGTCTTTCTATCTCGTTAGCGGCCTCTTCCAGTAAATCAGATAATCGATCGGGCTGGTTATCCTGAACCGATTTCCTAGTTGGAATCTGTCTACGGATTTCTGCCCTTTTTCTTAGCCGATATACGAGGTCTTCATTATTCATTTTATTTCTTAAGGAGTGGTTCAATCGTATAGAATTTAGGATGATTACTGGTGAATTTGACACCTAAAGCATTCAATATTAGTTTAATATCTTCTACGCTATTTACCTTATCATAATCAATCTCGTGATAAGTTTCAGCGATAAATGAGGCATTAATAACTTCTTCTTCTGTCATTCTTAAACTCCGAAACGTGCCTTTAATATTTGAATCTGTTCGTTAATACAGGTATTATATTCACAATCATACAAGTTACCGGTATAGGGGTCACACCTCCTACTTATCTCCAGCTCCTTAATACAATCATTAATCATTAACTTACCCAATTTATCAATCCAGATATCGCCAAAGTTCTCTCCAAAATTTATAGTCTTGAGAGCGAACTCATGGGCTTGATCTGAAAGTTCCTTAATTCGTTCGTTCATTTAGGCTTCTACCTCAAAACTCATACAGATAATTTCATTAATCAAATCTTCATCATAATCTTCTGCTTCCACATTATTAACCAGTAATACACATAATGTATCACCGGTATCAAATTCTAAACTATATTCGTTATTATCTACATTGCAAGTAATAACATTACCATTAACTACCACATTACTAATATTAAACATCTTATCTCCTTTAAACATACGTAATTATAGGCTCTTTCGAGCCTATCGTCAAGGAATTACGTTACTGGAAAAATGGGTATTGTGCAAAAGTAACTAGATCATTTGCCGTTTAAAATGCATATAAAATAGTTACTTTTTTATTGTCTTTCTGTGATTGAATAAAACCAATCATCCCCCGAAGTCCACTTACGGGTACCATCTACTGTGTATAAGGTCTGGGCGGCTTTAAAATCAGGAAATTTTGTTACTCCTGAAATTAAACTCTGATCATACCACAAACATCTATTGTTAGGTTGGCATGCAAACTGACCATTTTCCAATTTTATAAAGTTAAAACTCTTATGCTCTTCCGCAACCTCTGTAAAACCTGTATCAAGATCCATACCATCGGCACAGAAATCTACAGTAAACAAATAGTTACCATAATGCCATTCTTTGTCTTTTCCTAAAAATTTTACTCCTAAATTACGAAGACCTATTTTTTCAACAATAGTAAAACTATAACCCATACAGTCCCACAACTGTAATGTATCTATTGGCAAGGTTCCGCTGAAGTTCTCTTGCCATACATAGGCATGAATAGGTAGTTTATCATAAAGAGCACCATAATTGGGTAACAGGCTTTCGATACGAAATACCTGCCCCCTAAGGGCTTTAAGACTGATCCATATAGCAGGTTCTAATTCCCCATGACCTTTTTCAAAGTTATAAAGAAATTCTCGTTTAACAAAACATTTTATAGGCGGCAATGACCCTATGACATAACTCATTATTATCCTTTAAATTTACCTTATGCTAATAAAAAACCCAGTCGGTCACCTGAAGGGCTATTATAGAACTCATCCTTCCATACGGGGATGATGGTTGTAGCGTTATGATTGGAGAAATCATCGTTATACCTAAAATGCACCTCTATGACCTTATTACCTATCACCTCTACATTGAACCAGGGATACCTGTCTGCAACGTCTTGGAGTATTTCAGGGAGATCAAATATCGTATCGACCTTGGTCCATCGACTGAATCTATCTAGTCGTAATGGATCGTTTCTGAACCCTTCGACAGCAAGTACCTGCTTACCCCAATGATAGTCGAAACTAAGATGTCTACCGGTAAATACCTCGCACCAAAAATAGCCATTTGGAATCGTATCTGAATCTAGGTATTGAATCCTGGCTCCCATCGACATCATCTTTAGATTCATAATGGGTCTTACCACATACTGGCCAGGATAGGGCGGTATGATACCAGCAGGGCCACATACGTATCCCAGTTTCTTCGAAAGAATTAATTTATCTACACACCAGAGATCTTGTAGGGCAATGCTATCAAAGACATCAGCATCTCCTACTAACGGAACCTTATTCTCCATCTAACCACTTGGCTACATCTGCCTCGCCAAAGAGAACGAGTTCTTCCATCTCATAGACGAGATAGCAATTATTACAGACCGTTCTATAGTCAACCGCTCTGTTGTTTTCCCTGGTATATGCCTTGGTAGAAATCGTCCATCCATCCTCATTATCCTTGGCCTTATGACCACAAGTGAATATAACTGTCATTGATTAACCTCTATATTTAAATTGTAGATAGGAGTATTATCCAATTGCGATAGCCACAAGGCAACCCTATCTAAGACGTCTTCCTTATCGTTTGTTTCGTAAACGAAGTCAGAATGAAACTCATCTGTTACAGTTAACTTAAATAGAGGAATCATTAGAACTGCTCTCCATTCTCGTAAGAACGTAGTCTGCAACTGCAATCGCAAAAGGTCTTAGATCTTCCACCTTCACCCACTTACCTGAAACGTCAGTAGGAACTTTTTCAATAAGAACGTCTAAAATAGGTCTTTGTGCTTCCATAATCTCCCTCTTTCGCCACATATTATTGTTCCATTGGATCGCCAAGTTCGTATTCGGTAATCTCTACCATTTCCCAGTCCAAGCTTTCGCGGTTAAATTGATCTAAGAGCTGAACAGCTAACTCTTTATTGCGGGCAATGTATCCGTTTTCATCACCAATTTTTCTAATTCGCCACATATTTATTCTTTCTCTTGCATGAAAAACTCATCCAAGTGACCCTGAACTCGCTCGTCATCTGAAGAGTAGAATACATAGTCTCCAAGCACCGTCACGTGCTCTTCATCCACATACTCAAAGCCGCCATAGTAATCCAGGGTACGACGATTATTTTTTCGAATAGCAATATTGTCTTCGTTAATAAAGACATCATAAGCCGCTCTTGAATCTAACCCGATCTCAGTAGGTTTTACTAATCGAAACTCATCATCGATCAATTGCTCAACCATCTCGTTCATGAGATTCTTAATAGTATACAGATCAGCCATTATACGTTCTCCAAGTTAACCAACATCATTTCGTTGTAAGTCTTACGAATAGCAGGGTACATAACCTTACCATCGTACTCCAATTGTGACTGCTCGTAATCAGTCATGAATTCATCCTCGACCTTCTCGTAGCCAATAATACTGCTACGATAGTAATCGCTAGACTCATCGATGATGAAGCGGAGTTCATCTACGATCATACGAAGGTTCTTATCGGTAAACTCTTCGTTCCAACGAAAGCCTTCGACGTCGACGATATAGTCGGTACCGCCCTTGGCTTTCCAATACTGAGGAACCTCCCCCTCGCCATCCCAATCATGGGCGCCGTAGTTCTCTTGATCCTGGGTAAAAATATACAATTTCATACAAACTCACATTCTTGGTTATTGAACAATTCCCACTCTTGACCGCACTTATAATTATAGTTATATTCTTCAGCCATTGCAATACATTCTTCTTCTACGTCAGAGTAAAATACTACTTTACCCAAGCGTACTCCATTAACAGGAGCAGACCATTCAGTCACATCGTAACGCATACGCTTATCATCGTAGTCATATGTGTACTTGGCGTTATAATAATCTTGCATTTCGTTATCTCCTTTAGATGTATCTATTATATACCAAAAAAAGGAAACCCGCAACTGTTACGTAACGGGTTACGAAAGTAACTATAACTAGTTACTTTTAGCAATACTCATAGTTAACGGATTCATGATTCTCCCTGTAGGTAATCGCACCGTTTTTATGATGAAAGTTCTTTGCCATCTCTGTCTTGGGAGATAAAGTGACAAATCGTTTGATTTCTGGTTTAGTTTCTTTAATGTGTTTTACTGCATCAAAGATAAGATTTCTTCCTGCCCCGGGGACATAACTCCAGATGGTATAAAATACTGCTGTGTCAGCCTGTCCATCTAAGAACAACTCACTTTCGGTGGTAGGAATAGATTGTTGATACGATACACACGTGATAGCTTTTGCTTTGTTTTCATCATCTTTAAGGACAAAAATGTCCTTGCTATCGCCAAATCTTTGTGTATGTGGTATGTGGGGGCGTACGGGGTCTTGATTTAACAAACTAAAAAAGCTATCAGTCAGGCTTCTGATCTGATATAACATTTTTGTTTCTTTCTTCTATTAGTTTAAATGCTTCGTCTTCTATAACTGCGTCGTCTATTTCTTTAGGAGACTTAGAAAAAATAGCGTCCCAGTTACTACAGTATTTATCAAAGTCGACGCCCAGAGGTCGAGACTTAGAACCTTTACCCCCATCAGACATTTGGCTTCCTCTTTGCTATGGTGCTGTGTGCATACTCTTCACCGAATGACATTACATCATAATCAGCCAGAATAAGACCTTTACGTTCTAGGGAAGCAACAGCGGCAAGGGTAATAAACGAGTTCAAATGCTTATACACGTCTTCAATACATTCAGTCTCTACCCCTTCCGCCTTAGCCAACATCTCTGCCAGGAGAAGGATATCGCTGAGCCTCTCGTCCTCTTCATCCTCCGATGCTTCTAGAATCAATTGAAGGTCCTCAGCTCTTGCCCTTTGAAGAAACGTTCCTATAGACATGTAGGGGTTCTTCATTAGATCGGCGGCAAGCAACCTAACCATAGGAAGTATACTATTATTATTCAGTATCTTCTCAAAGTCTATTTCCATAGGAAAATTAAAGTCAAAATCCTCATCCATCAGATTACCTCATTAAGACGTTTAATCGTAGCACTCACATCTCCTGTGTGGTAGATAGCGATACCTCCGGCGGCATCCCATTCCTTGATATTAGAAGGACGATCATCAACAAGAATATCATCTGGAGAGCACCATTTTTGTTTATCGTGGCTGTAAGGACCGATATCCATTCTCATACCAGGGAAATACTTATCAACCCAGGCCTGCTTATCGTCTCGGGCTGATGGCATAGTAGTACGACGAGGTACGGCAGTAAGAAACTGCACATTGAATCTTGTAGATAAGCTCTTTACATATGCAACAAGTTTCGTTGCATCAGGCATGAGGGGAAGCTGATAGTAAAGACGATCTACAGAAGAGAGTTTAGCCCACTCTTCTGTAGTAAGATCGTGCTTCGAATCATGCCAGCCTACCGGGCGGCCTAGAAGGGAAGAGGCAAACGTGTCAAAGTCCGCTACTACCCCATCCATATCTAGAAAAATAGTTCTCATTTAGTTCTTTCTTTCACCTTCTTCAAGTAAATAGAGGCGTTACCTTTAGAGATATCGCCCAGCTTTAACTGGAAAAGAGTAATAAATTGTGCATCGGTAAGACCTTGATTGTTGTTAAACAATTCAATAGCTTGATCGATTTTAGATGAGCCAGAAGAAGCAGGCTTTGCAACACTCCTCTTAGGCATAGGTTTAGTTTTAGGGTCGACTTTCACTACGGGAGCAGTCATAACAAATTTAGCAGGAACATCTGGAGTTGACTTAGAAATCAATTCCTTGTAATCAGTTTCAGTAACTTCAACATCATTAAAAAAATAACGCATCATATCTCCTTATCAATACGTTATTATAACCTAATTCAATCGTTACGTCAAGTCTTATTTTTTTTTCTATTATAAGCCATATTGCGTATCCCTTTACTAAAGAAATGGGTATTTGCTCCTGTTGAAGACTTTTTCTTTATCATTTCTTCGGTAGAAATTACTTCATGTCTAATAGTTACTTTACGCTCAGTAATAGGTAAAATATGCAATAGCGGAGTTCCTTGTTTTATCATTACCCTTGCTCCTTCTTCTTTTCTTTCTGCAAAAAGAAAAATATTTATTTGTCCGGTATCTGCACCGTCAAAAGGAAGTACACCTGGAGAAATATGAATCGGAAAAGGTTTAGGGTGATAAAGAAAAGGAAATGTTAATTGAAGATCTACAGGAGACTTTAGTAACCACGGTGATACTATTTTTAAGATTAAATAATCAGTATAATATCCAGGGATACTCTCATTACCATGACGCTCTAAAGAAGAGCGTCTATCTGCAAATGCCCACTTAAATCCAGCTAAATCATACTCAAGAGCTAAATCGGTCCACATCGGAACTATAAACCCATTTGTAATACTTTTTATAATACCTGGGCATGACTTTACTGTATTTCGCGGCTCCAATATATTCCAATCAAAGGCGCTTCGAGGAACTTTTTTTAACCATTCAGGATAAATTTCCTTAGCGGGTACTATTGGAGAAAATTCATTTACAAAGGCGTAGGATGATGCAACATAAGATATTATCTCAATTGGCTTTTCTTTAAAAAAGAATAACATAATTTATTTTAATCGATCCATAATTGAGTTTGTTTAAAAGATTTCTCTTGAACTGTAGGCTCTTTAAATACCTTTCTCGGGTTTCCACACAATGTACATGTAGGATCACCACAGTTAACGGCGGCATGATCTTGAAGCTTGTGAGGTATGTCTACTGGTATTTTATTTGCTTTGGCTATTTTTACTTGCTTCTTAACGTAATTTTCTTTTTGTAAGATACGTTTAGAATGTTTAATTTTAGCTTGTTCATCCATTTTATTTTCTCCTACAATAATAGTATTATAATAGCTAAAAAAAAGCCCAGCCATAGAAGACCGGGCTAAAAGGACCAAATGGCAGTTTGGTTAATCTCCTGTATACTCCCCAGGCTTCTTACTGGCGTAGTAATCAGCGGCACTTCCTGGCTTAGGAATAGGACCTTTAGGAACTTTATCTTTATGGTTACGAATCTCTTGCTTAATAGCATTATTGCGTTCTTGAGCTTTATTAATTGTTTCTTGTGGAGCCTTGGCACTGATTAATTTAGAAGTTTCAGTATGTGCAGCCATGTGCTTACCCATCAATTTATCTAGTTCTTTCTTATGAGCAACTGGATCGAAGGGGGCATCTTCTTTCAAAGCGCCTGCATGGTGCTTAGACAATTCGAACGTAAATTTACCATCCTGAACTTTTTTATTAGTATGAATGGCTTGATGCTTTACATTTGTACCATGAATAGCATTGGCAACAGAGAGATTAGCATGAGTATGAATATTACCTTCTTGATCCCTAGTAACAACTAAAGGATCTTCATGGGTAGTTTTAATTTCTTCATGTACGGGCTTGATACCGTTCCATATTTTTAAGAAGTCAATACCTTCGTTGGTTGACTTAAGAACTTGTTGTACTCTTGGGTGCTTGGAGAGACCGGGTTTCATCTTTTCCATTGTCTTGACTGCTCCTGACATATTACCACCGGCATAGCGCTTATCTTTAGCTACACCAACGGCTATCTTAATATCTTTAGATGTAATTGGTTCTACTTTTTCTGAGACAGCAGGTATTTTATTACGTTGCTTATCTAAAGGATCAGAACGAAGCATAGGCCCTCCGTCTCCATCTTGATTAGCGTCTCCGCGTTTTAGCTTTCCATCTTTGGTAAAGTGAAAGCCTTTAGGGGCACCTTTAGTTTCTACCATATTTTCCTCGTTGTATTTTTTTTTAAGATGATCAGTTACCTTGCGTTCATATTCCCCGGCTGGTTTCTTATCAGCAGGCTTAGCATGCTCAGAGGTATCAAAGTGATGATATGGCAATGAAGTAAGAGTACTGCCAGTTTTAGGACGAGTCAAATGAACTGTATCGCCTTCACGGTGAGCATGAACAGAAGAGTTAGTCTCATCTTTAAATGTTGTCTTCATACCAGGTCTTAGCTTCTTGATAGCTGACTGGTGCTCTGGGTGAAGAGGATAGGAGGTGTCAGAGCCATGATGAACAGTCATCATAGTTCCCCATGAATGCTTTTCTTTCTTGACAGAGACTGCCTCTTTAAGATCTCCCTTAACCACTTTAGTTTTCTTAGGCTTGATCTCTACAAAAGATAACGGATCTTCCGGAACATCGTTAATTTCCGATACTCCAGGTTCAACCGAATAACCTTCTCTGATAGATTTAAATGATTTCATTGTTTCTCCGTAAATTATAATATATTTATATTAAAATAATTTACGCTTAATACCTTTGCGTAAAAAAACATTTCTATAACTTACGTTATCACGCTGTTTTAAAAATTCAGAAGCAGATAGTACTTCAGTTTTATATTCAACCTTTCTATCTGTCATCGGTATAATTTGAAGCAATGGGGTATTAATTTCTAAAATATATTCGTTTTTTATTTTTTTTGGTAAGAAGATAAAAATATTAGTAGAATATGCTTTTCTTGTAGGAGATACAATACCAGGGGGAGTATAATAAGGAAGAGGGGATGTAGAATGATAGAATGGCTGTCCAAAATGTAAATTAATATTGTCTTCTGAACATTTAATCATCCACGGGGAATGTAATTTAAAGACATAATAATCGTCATAAAAGCCTGGAGCTTGATTATTAGGGTGTATAGAAGCATATGATTTACGATCTGCGTATGAATATTTCATTCCTAAATCATCGGTTTTAATTGCAACTTCACACCAAAGAGGAAGAATTAGACCAGATCGAATTGTGTTAATAATACCAATACAAGATTTTGCATTTGTTACCCCTTCCATTTCAGCCCAATCGAAAACACCCGGATCCATGCTTTTCCACCATTCAGGGATTACTTTTTGCGCAGGAACGATAGGAGAGTATTCAAAAATAGCACTATGCTCTTCACTTATAAATGAAGTGATTACAATTGGTTTTTTCTTAAAAAAGAACATTAATACCTTTAATTAATCTTCGTAATCATCAGTTTTAATTACAATGTGACCGATACGAATTTCTCCATCCCAATCACGGCGATTCTCATAACGATCTCCTCCTGAAACGGTAAAGTCACTATCAAATTGAATAATCTGACCGCCTCGGGTAGAATTACCATCAGCATTTAAGTCAATATCATTCAATGCAATACAGCCAATCAAGCCGGCATCAACACCGTACTCTTCTCCGTTTTGATCTCGATAGCTTCCATCACCCCATTTGGTATTAAACGATGCAAACCTACGGCCATCCTTCAACTCAAACATACCTTGGTTACAACCATGGTCATCTCGTCCTTTAAAGAACAGACCACATACTTCATCCCATTCATCATGCATTACATAGCACAAATCACCTACATAGTACTTACCAGCTGGAAACATAATTGACTCCTAAATATTGATAAGACAATTATATACTACTTAATGATTCACTTCTACTGTTACGACGTAACAAAGACAATTCTAATTTCTGACCAGCCTGTTGACAAGGTGAGAATTAAGTATGGCCATCGTTACGAGTTACTTAACTCAATTAAAGATAATTCTGCTGTAGACATTATAAGAACCAGACTGTTACGTAGTTACAGTAAGTATGAGTTTATTGAGTGGTATCAATATGTTCGTAAACCAATGTCAGAAGAGACCAGACGAAAGATGTCTGAGGCAAAGATGGGTAAGCCTAGAGACGAGGCCACAAGGCTGAAGATATCAGCTGGGTTAAAAGGTAGATCCAACTTTCAGGGTAAGAAGCACAGCGATAATACCAAAGATGCAATGGCAGAGAAGAAGTTAGGTAATCAGCATACCAAAGACTCTTATTGGGCATACGATCCTAAATCAGATAAAGAGACAAGAGTCAGAGATAGAAACAATCTGCCTCCTGGGTATACATTAGGGAGAGATTATGACTCAATTGAGGTTGGTCTCTATCATATAGACGAGCATAGAAAATCAAGAGCGCGTAATAGCTAAGATCTTTTCTATTTGCTTTTCTATAATAGGTGCTCGCCCAGGCCATTTAATTGTATCTACTTGAGGATTTTTCATTAAATTAACAAGAAGAGGTATAATTAATTTTTCAACCTGTAAGAGCTTTGCTTGGTAATCGGCAGCTGTAGCAGCATGGGTGTTAATAATTTCTTGTGTATCTTCGGTTGTAAAGCCAAAATCAAATTCAGAGTCTAGATATTCTTTAGGTATTGCCATTTGTTTGTTCTTCCATTGCTTTCTTAATTTCAAGAAGCTTTTTCTGAGTATACTTCTTGACTAGTTTTTGTTTGTAATTATTAAGACGCTTGGTAGCCATATCCCATTTCAGTTTAGATACTCTTTCCTTAATAGTAGTACCCTGTAGGTGATCAAAAGCATGCTGAAAGATTCTAGCTGTTAGCCCTTGAAACTCGTGATGTTGTATTTCATTATTTTTATTATAATATTGCACAGTGATCGATGCTGGTCTCTTTACGATAACTGAAATACCAGGGTATGTAAGGCTTCCTTCATTCATCAACGTTTCATCTTTAGAGTAAGAAGTAATGGTTGGGTTAAATACTTCTACCCTGGCCTGATCAATACCCATTACAAACATTGACATATTTAGTCCAACCTGGGGGGCAGATAAAGCAACCCCTCCCATCTCAGTCATTCTATCTAGCATAACGTTAGTAAGCATCGATGCATCTATTTTACTAAAGTTTACATCATCAGCAATACTTAAAGGATGTTCGTTAGCAGGTACTAGCTTTAGTTCACTTTTTTTTATTATCATAAAAATTTTTTTAAATTTATTTAAATGGCGGACCTTCAACCCATCCCACTAGAGATTTTCTTGTACCTCTAGTTACTTTTGTAACTTCGTGTATCATGTAAGAAGGAAAGATTATTAAAGTCCCTTTTTTTCTTAGCATATGACGATTCGAAGATAAACATAAGACCAAATCTCCTTCATCATACTCATTTTCCTCTATTAGTTGAAGAGAAAAACTTAACTTTCTAACCGCATGCCCCGGATGATCATCTTGCATGTCCATATGCTTTTTATAAAAGCACCCTTCATTGTATATAGTATACTGTAGTGATTCAATTTTTTCTAAATTAAAATTAAAAAACTGTTTATTTGCTGCATTAATAACATCGGTAAGTCTTCTAAATAGCCAATGATTAGATGGATTACTAGAAGAAATCCAAGAAATATGTGAATCTCTTAAATTAATATTTAAACTACCCTCAACATCTTCGGAGCTTCCAACCTGTCCTTTTTCTAGAACTTCTGATTCTCCGATTTTAATTATATTATTAATTTCCTTATCACTAAAAATATCACTAAAAGTACAGAATGGCTGTGTGACTCCCGCACTTAAATTCCAACTATAATTATTAATCATTTTGCAATCCTGCTAAAGTTCTGGTGCTTCTCAAATTTAATTACTGATCTAAACTTATCAAATAAAGCGTCTTTATGACTGATAATAAAGATATTATTATCTTCTCCTATAGTATTTAGGATAGTCATAACAAAGTCTGTTCCATTGATATCTAATGACCCATCGAACACTTCATCCAACATCAATAGATTGGTAGAGGCTGAATTCTTCATTCTAGCAATAGTACGCCAGGTAAACAATAGAGCCAGATCGATCTTAGCCTTCTCACCCTCTGAGAACGATGCATAGCTAAACTCATCGCGATGCCTAGATTTAATCTTCTCGTTAAATGCCTCATCTATCTCAAACGATATAAAGAAGTCCATCGCCTGGAGATACTTATTAACTAGTTTATTAATGACTGGGAGGTACTGTTTAATAATCTTTGTCTTGATCCCTGTATCCTTAAGGAGTACAGAGGCAATCTCAAGATAGTGCCTCTCTTCAACCAATGCGCTCTTTGCTTCCGAATGAACGACCACTTCCTTAGCAATTGCTTTGAGTTTGGATTGCTCTTCAGCAAGCTTAGATACGTCTGCTCCTGCTGTCGGGATGTCTTGATTAAGCTTCTGGATATAGTTCTGACTGGCAATGATTCGGGTGTTGAGGCTAATGATAGCGCTCTTATGTTCAGCGATTTTCTCTTCGACCAGAGCAATCTCATCAAGTCGTGCCTCAATAGCGTCAAGTTGTTCGGTAAGGGTTTGAACAGCGGTTTCAATTTCACCAATTTTATGCTGGTGAGACGTCTTTGCATTCTCTTTGACGTCCGCTTCCAGAGCCTGGTTACATGTCGGACATACATCATGTTCGTCGTAAAACGATACATGTTTCTCTTGTGTCTTAATTCGCTCGGATAATTTTCTAAGGAGCGCATCCAGTTCTGTGCGTTTAGTACGCTTCTCCGTGTTGTCCACAATACTGGATTGAAGTAGACTCGCCTCACTGTTTTCCGCCTCGACAATACTCTGAAGATGTGTAATCTCGGCATTCGATTCAGATATCCGTTTTTGTACATCTTCAACCTTTTTCTGCTTATCTTCTTCTAACGTCTTGATATAGTCTTGTTGAATCTTTACTTTAGACTTACCAAGGTCAATCTTATTTTCAAGATCAGTTATCTTAACTTTAATATCGTTTGCTTTATCTTTCAGTACCGTATTCATAACTGTAAAGATCTTAATATCTAAAAGATCCTCGATCACCTCTCGTCTGTGAGCGGCAGGTAATTGCATGAATGGGGTAAAGGAGGCAGAGCCCAAGATAACAATCTGAGTAAACGATTTATAGTTTAACTTCAATACCTGGTCTTCTAAGTACTTCTGATAGTCCCTAGCCGCGGCATCCTGGTTCAACAACTCGCCATTAAGATAGATCTCGAACACGGTTGGCTTACCGCCACGGCATATCTTATACTCTTTACTACCAATAGTAAACTCAACCTCTACCAACATATTCTTACCGTTGATAGAGTTAACCAACTGAGGCTTATTGATATTACGGAATGGTTTATTGAATAGAGCAAAGCACAAGGCATCTAAAATAGTAGACTTACCTGCGCCATTCTCACCTATGATTAAAGTCGTAGGTGACTTATCAAATTTAACTTCTGTAAATTGTGCGCCAGTTGATAAAAAGTTTTGCCATCTTATAACTTTAAATTTAATCATATATTATTGCTAACATTAAACGATATACTTATTCTGTCACTATCGTTATTATTTGTTTTAACCTCATGAAGTAACCAAGATGGAAAAATTATGTACTGTCCTTGTTGCGGTGTATAGCTTAGGGTATTATATGAAAGAAATGTGTCACCATTTGAATGCAGATTAGACATGTGATACCTATTAATATCTCTATTTCTTTCAAAAATAATTTCAGAGTTATTTTCTGTCAAATAAAAAACTCCTGACACACTACTACCGGGGTGATCGTGAAGATGATTTTTACTACCTTTGCCATTAATATTGATCCAAGAGTTATTAATATAGTAATCATATTTTATACCAAGTTCAAGAAGTACTTCTTTAACCTTCGGTTTAATTTCGTCAAAAAAGATTTGTAGAGGTGTATTAATAATATCCTTATAGTAAAGATCGTTACTCTGCCACCCTCCTGCGTTGCTAAATGTTCGCCCGGGATTAATTGTAGCTAACTCTTTACAATATTTAATAGCGTTATTATATTGTGTTTCATAAATATTTTCATATATACCATACCAAATTGGTGTAGGAAACCAATGCTCACACTTCATAGTTTTGCGCTTCAACATATAACGTCTTCATCAATGTCTTAATGCGAGCTTTATCAGCTTCAGTATCTAAGCTATCAACATATTGTGATAGTAATGTAACAGTATCTTCTAGATCTACTTCCTGGTCACCCATTGCATCAGCTTCAAACTCAGATAGATCTTCTATAATCTTTAACTCAAGTGGATTAGCTTTATAGATCTTCTCTACAAACTTATCAAATGCGTAGTAATCGGTTTTATTAACTACAATCAGTTTAAGATGTTTATTCTCAAAGTCTTCTGTAGTATAACCTATATCTTTAGTATCGTCGTAATATATTTTAGAAAAGATTGAAAATGGGTTCTGTATAAAATCCAACGATCTCTCACTGGTGTTGAATATATGAAAGCCTCTAGGGTCTTCGAAATCCGCCCAGGTAAGTTCATAAGGATTTCCAAGATAGTTAATGTTCCCATTACTACTACGGTGATGAAAATGTCCAGAACAAACCGTATCAAACTTCTCAAATATCTTAGGATCAAATCCTTCATCG